TCTTTTTCAGATGTTCTTGCCATTCGTTTTTTCTCATCATCAAAATGAGATACCATACTATCAAGTTTTTCTGTTTGTTGTTCTTGTTTTGTTAAATCTTTTTCAAAAAATCCTTTTAATGTATCTGTTAAAGATATTAATTTTGATTCTACATATATATCATGTACATATCCGCTGCCTTTTTTAGTAAGCGTTTTTGTTAAATCTTTTGTTGCGTCTGCCTGTTCTTTAGCAAACCATTCTGTTGTTCCTCTTTGTGGTGTGGCCCTTCTTCTAAATAAAATACGAAAGGTTCTAGTTACTATATTATATACAGACATAACACTATCTTTTACCATTCCTCACATTTTATTAATTTCTTCTCCTAGAATATTAGTAAACTCTCTTGTAACAGAATTTACTAATTGAGAAAATCCCTGTTTAATTTCTGGAATAATTTCTTCTCCAAAACTAGAAGCAAGACTTTTAGTATCAAATGATTTATCAGTCCCTTTAGTAAGGGATTCTGTAATTGATTTATCAGTCCCTTTAGTAAGGGATTCTGTAACTTGTTTTCCTGTATCACTTTGTGGTTTAGAAATATTTTCTATTGATTTTTTAAATTGTTCAGTAGTAGGACCAACTCATTTACTAAGTGTTTGAATTGATTTTTCAAATCCTTCATCTATTTTAGGCACAACAAATCTTTTAAAATTTTCTGCCATATTATCAGCAGATTCATTAAATCTTTTTGCAATTTCATCCCTTAAAGTTAAAAAAGGTTGTTGTTCTGGTGGTGCTTGTGCTGTCATCTAAAATCTCCATAATAAAAAAGGGAAGCCTAATTGAGTTGTATACTCTTTAGACTCCCCTTATTGAATATTATTCTTTTTAGGAATCCGTTATTACATAATTTAATGTAATAAGCGAGAAAATTACTTAGAACCTTTTAAAGATTCTAATTGTTTTAATTCTTCTTTTTTATCTTTAATTAAAATAGATACATGAGACATTCTCTCATGGTCAAACATATGTTCACTATCACTTATTGGAATATTAACAAATTTATTTAAATAATGCTGTTCTTCTATTATAGTTTTTAAACTACAATTCATAGTAAACAATTTAATTATACGAAAAAATTATCAAGTGGCATTACAATTTTTTCACTTTCAACACTACAATGGGGACATTTTATTTCTATATTTAGGTCAATTCCAAAATCATTTTTCTGATATCACTCAGATAGTCTATCATATTCATTTCTTGGTAATTTTCCTATAAAATCCATTCTCTTTTGAATCGGTAATTCTTCTTTTCCTTCTGGTGTTGTAATAGATTTTATTGATGATGCAATATCAGCAATTACCATTTCCACTTGTTTCTGTGAAACTGATAAATTTTTATCAATATGTGAAAAAGCTTCTTTTTGTTCACCCCTTGTAATAAACCCCATTTCTAATGTTAAATTACCATTAAGAATTTTTAATTCCTTTTCTATTTCGTCTTCATTTAAATTTTTTATTTTTAAATTATCAAGGTTAATTGTCTGTAATGATTGACTTTTACATTCTTTATCTTTACAGGTAAAAGGGAAATTATAAACTTTCCCTTTTGTAACTTTTCTTAATTCAATAAATAGAAAATACCTGTCTTGTAAATATAATTTATTAACGTCAAATCCTTCTGTTAATACTACATCATTTATTATCTGGTCTAAAATGTTCTCACCAACCACAGGGTCTTTTTGATTTTCATAAACTAATAACTTTTTCATATCATTAGTAGTTAAAGGTCTAAATCTTATTTCCTGTTTTGAGCCCGGTAAGATAGTAACCGCTTCATAAGTACTAAGATACTTTTCATAATTATATGACATATTTTACACTCCCTTTTATTTTTTATTATGCTGGTACATGATATAAATATCTAAATGTTACATCAAAAGTATGGATTTCTTTTGTTCCATAGTCTAATGATAATTCACCAACCGTAGTTGGTCACGCATTTACTAATTTTATTCTATCTGTTATATTTCCTTGTGGATTTAATTTTCAAACTTCCTGGTCATGCATATAATCCCTTGGTGAACCATGAATATTTGTTACAGGGTCATGTACTCTTCTCATTCATTCATTAAAATCCCTTCTAATTTGTCCAGGATTGTCTAATCTGAATGTTACAGTCCAATCAGCAAATTCTTGTGTAGAACCAACTGGAAAGACTGTCCCCTGTCAATTAATATCAATTGGTGTAATTGTTGTTGGTGGCATACTACTTGATTGTACTAAGTATTTTGTTTTTTCTGGACTACTGCCAGCCGGGTTAGTCACCATAATCATAAATAAATATGCTCTTGATAAATCTTGATATTCCGCAAAGAAATCATCTATTGTGAATCCTGCTATTGCCATATTATTTGCCTCCTATTAATTTTTGCCTATACCGCACCTATAAGTTCATCAAATACTGCCCCTGTAGGTGTTGCGATGAAATTAAGGACAATGAATTCAGCTGTTCTTGTGGGTTGAATTCAAATATTTCCTCATAATTCATTTCTATCTATTCTTACAGGTGTATTTGTTGTTTCGTCTATCTGAACTTTATAATCATAAACCCCTCTTCTGCCTTTAACATCTCTAAGGAAAGGTTCAATCATATTAGTCATTAACATTCATGTAACTTCATCATTTTGTTCAAATAAGAAGTATTTCGCTGCCTTACTAATAGATTTCTGTAATACTAAGAATAATCTTCTTACATTAATTCTATTAAAAGCTGACGATTTATCTAATAAAGTTTTTTGTCCTCAAATTACTTTTCCTTGTCCAGAAAAACTAACAATTGGATTAACACCATTTTTATATAATAAATCTCTTTCCCCTAAATATGGACTTCAAGCTAATCTTCTTACATTCGTTAATACAGTTCTATTTAAACCAGCAGGTGCCCATCATGGGTCAGTTACATGGTCAGTATGTGCAAATTTGCCTGCTACATGACCACTTGCAGGGATTCATCTATATCGTTTATTTCATTTGTCATATACTTCCAATCAATTTGCGTATAACGCAGCATAAGATGTATTTTGATTAAAATCTAAATCATCCTGTCCTTTTCTTCATTTTACAATATCAGTAGATTCACTTCCTTTATTATGTATTACTGTGTTTCTTGGAACATCCAGTATTACCATACAGTCTTTTCTAACTACTTGACATAATTCAATTAATGATTTTTTAACTGTAGTATGTTTATCGGCGTCAATAAATAAATTAACATCAATTTCTTCTGGATTTGCATATAACCAATAAGCATCAATAACAGCAGTATTTTCTCCTGCTTGTTGGTCAACACCTGCGTGTCTGCCTCATTTTCCGTCATGTCCACCTTCAAGTTCCGCAAAACTAAGTAAACCAAATGCAATAGGTTCAGTATCATTATCATTAGTCTTTCTGTACTTATTATTTAATGCTACTCTAACATATTTACTTCTTTCATTAATTACATCTTCTACAAATAAAGGCTGTCCAGAATCATTTCTTTCTGTTTCATCTGTACTTACAAGAAAAAATTCCTTTTCTTCTCATGCGTCACTTGTTTGTTCTTTTGTTTGTACCACTACAACAAATTGATATTCATTATCAATAGTTAAATCAGAAGTTTTAATATAATTAAATGTAGTTGGATTTTCTGTAAACATACCATCTACTGCAGTTTTTGCAGTTTCAGATAATGTAATTCCTGTTGGTTCGTTATACTCTCCTGATTCCCCTGTGTGGTATCTTACAGCTAAAAATATGTCTCTGTCATAAGTTAAAACACGGATTCTGTTTGCACTAGCTCCCCTTCAAGTTGAAATAAACCATAAAACATCATCACTATCACCAATAGGGTCAAATTCAAATCCATGTGCCCTTTCTGGAAACTCTTTTAAATCTGTTGTGCCTAATGCTTTGTATTCATTAGGATAATCTTCTTCATCAGAATCTACTTCTCCTATAGCGTCATATGTAAAATTTTCAACAAATGATTTACTATTAGCATATCCTGCATCCACTTTTATACCTGAAAAAGTTGCGTCCTGTGGTCTAGCAATAGATATATATAATTGTCTACCATACTTTAAAAACCCCATACCCGCTAACATATCTATGTACGATTTTTCAGTAGGAAAACCAAGTAAATCCATTAATTGTGCATCATTTGCAACATGATGCATTTCAAATTCACTTCCTTTTCATGGTTGTCTTACGGCTAAAACAGCTATATTAGTGGCTACAGCAGGGATTGTAGTTGATAAGTCTATTTCTCGTGTATATACACCTGGGCTTAAATAAAATGCCATAATATTTTTCCTCCTATATTAATATCTTATCTATTTATATTTATATTTTTTATTCTTGTAACTGAAAATAAGCATATACTAAATCTATTTTTGACGTTAAATACTGTTCTCCTTGTCTTATAGTTAATGTCACTCCACTTAAATTTATTGGGAACATATAAGAGAAAACACATTTCAATATCATATTGTCATAATTATCATATATTAACAGGTTAGAATCTATAACAAAATTTTTTATGGTCATTCCTGCTTTATCTTTATTGTTATTTATATAAGTAAATCATTTAAATAATCGCTTTCAGTTATCAAATTTTTCGTCAACATCAAAACTTACTGACCAATTTTCAAATTTTAAGGTTTCTATATTAAATGGAAATTGAAAAGCCTGTCAATTTTGTATACTGGCGTCAAATGAAACACCAGGCAAAATTGTTTCGTATATATGTAAAGAAAGATTTCTATCTACTTTATCTTCATGTGGCAATTTTGGAAAAATTAACCTGAAATTATTTTCACTGGCTGTATTTAATTTTGTGTTTATTGTCATTATGTATTTTCATCCTCCACATCTTGCAATCCATGTAATAGTTCATAATTATATATGGTTGTTTCTTCTTCTGTAATTTTTGTTCTTTCTAAAGGAATATCATCAGATGATGAACCTAACTGCCTGTATTCTAAGAAAATTGTTTCAATAATTTTTGGGTCGGTTATAGGCTTGAATAAAAATGTATGTGCTGTAAAACTTAAAGTTCAACTTAAAGTTCTATAACTGTCCTCAGGCATTTCAAAGTCTTTATCCTCACTTACATCATTTAATATAACTTTCATATCAAATTTTTCATTTATTTCGGGTAATTTTATAGTTGTCATTACATATGGTGTAAAATATGGTAAAATTTGTTCTAAAATTTGATTTGCTTCATCTATATAATTAGTAACAATAATCAATTCAAAATCTATATTATATGGTGTAGGAGTTCTAATTGCCTTAGTTAAATCATCTGTTAAAAAAGTGAATTTTTTATTTTTTCCTCTGTCTGATAATGATGGCTTTATACCTTTTGCTGACGCAGCCATCATAGGATATCTTTTAGCGTGTTTCCTGTCATATAATCAGTAATAAAATTTCTGTTTACTGGCCAGTTTTAATGGCACGGTTATTGTATTTTCAATGTCTCCTGTAGTCGTATTATATTTATTAACTTTTACATTATTAAATATATTCAAAAAATGAACTATTGATTTTCTTAATGTGTCAAATCTAAATTCCATTTATTTTATTCCTCATCATCTAATGTATCATAGCCATATAAATGTTTTGTTCTTTTTCCAGAGTAATCGTAATTTTCTTTACTTTCTTCTCTTACTTTTACATTTTCACCAAATTCATCTAATGGTATATTTTCTTCTAATTTAATATTCGGAAACTGGTCATCAAATAAAATTTTATCATCTGTTTCCTCTGAGTACCTATAAGGCCTTAAAATGAATTCATAAATTTGTTTTTTTGCTTGAAAAATTCTTTCTTCTTCTCCTACATCAACAACTTCATATGAAATTCCATTCCATATAAATTTTATTACATCTCCTGCCATTGGTTCTCTTTGTACCTGATTATGTTTTAAAGCTACATCTCTTTTAAAAACTGATTTAGAAAGTCGTACCCCTTCAATAAACTCATCCATTGTAATACCAAATACATCAAGCATAGATTTTTCTTCTGTCACTTCATATAAAACTTTTGTCAGATAAGGGTCACTATAATTAGTATTTGGGTCTTCTCCAAATAAATAATCTGATTTATCTGTATCCAATTTTATATAGTATAAAACAGGAAATCCTGAAATATCATTAAATTCTGAAATAAGAGAATCAAATAATTCATGTTCAGGGTTTGTTTCTTTTTTAGTTAAATCTCATAAAGGTTTCATTTAATTGCCCTTTTTTAAATTCTTTTTCAAGTTCCGTTATTATTTAATTCGATTGCGTAATATTCTCTATTTCTTATTCTCATACCTTCAATTAATCGAAAATCTACAAGTTCTACTTTATATCCGTTTGGAATTCTTGTTACTGTTGTTTTGTCCGGCCCGGGTCTAGGGGTTGGTTCTGGTTCTGGTTCTGGTTCTGGTTCTGG